ATCTTTCCTAGCGTCTTCTGCAGCCCTGGGGGCTGGTATTCTGACCCTACAACGGTTGTGCTCATGGTGCTGTCCTTTCGTCGAAGTGAATCGTTGAGACCTCAACTCCTGTCTGGTCTAGATGCACCTCATACGCAGAGATGCGGAACGTTCCACTGATATTGAAGTATCCTGCACTTGCAAGTAGCGGGAACCTATCGCCAACACTGTATGTTCCAACTACGGGTGTGGCACCTACAACGGCAAGACTGATCTGTGGCTGTCGAGTCGACTTCTTGTGTTGGTTCAAGAATCGTGTTGTCTTCTGTACCATAGTGTTGTAGTGTTTGATGTCACCGAACTCCTCAGCAGTCTGTCGCAGACCGTAGTCTGCTAGTGCAGTGGCATCAGAAACAACGGCAATGCAGGTAGCCTTACCTTCGCCCCCACCTATACCGTGCACTTCAGAAGCCACTTCACTTGCGTCACGCAGCTGCTGGATAGTGTTCATATTGGTATCTAGTTGAAGAGTAGTACCTGAGAGAACTCCACGTCGGGGATAGTACATATGGAACACCTTGTTAGGAGCGATGTCGAAGTCAAAGCCGCCGTTCATCTCAGCTATCTCTCGGATAACTTCACCGATGACTCGGCGTTCCCAGTATCTGTACTTGAGTGTTCGAGTCACACCTGAGTTTGCTTCCGGTCCGCGTGTGATACCAAGATTACCTTCTGTCTTGTTCTGAGTGAAGTTGATTAGCTCCCAGGCGACGTTCATCTGCTCTTGATCGCTAAACTGCTTATCCTCATCGATCAGGCGGTGGTCCAGCATGCTAGCCCAGCCACTACACGATAGCCGAACCATCATGTCGCTAGTAGACCCCTCTGCTGACCAGAGGTAGCCTGCCCACACTAGCACCCCGTCTCGCCTAATGTAGACTTCTCTTTCCCCCTCGGTAAAGTTGGCAACTGTAGCTTCAGGCCTCCACGCATCGATCATTATCTCAGCCCAGTTCGGCCCGTCGATTGTGAACCCGTACTGTAGGTCGTCAAACGGTACACTTGCTATGACGGTAGCTCCTCCATTCACAGTCAGTTGTGTCAACTCTACCTCGTAGAGGGGAACGCCAACGATTGGCGGCTGTGGCTTTTGTGGAATAATGGCGAAAGCAAAGTCTGTTTCTGTAGCCATGCTGACGAACTTGCCCTTCTTGCCAAGTATGCTGAAGGCTGTGTTTGTCTCAGTTACAAGACCGATTGCCTTTGTTCGCATAGGAACGATCGGAAATGCTGTGTCCGTTTCAGTAACAAGTTTGATGCCTGGAAATGATGTCGCTTCGTTCGTCTCAGTCGCTAGACCTAAGACGACGGTGTGGCCAGGTGCAACAGAGAAGGCCGTGTTTGTTTCTGTAGCCATTCCCAACAAGACAATAGTGGCGGTTGTTGTCTTAGGGCCAGGATGGATGAAGATTGCCTGCTTTCGTTTGGCTCGTCCTAGGCGTGCCATCTTACCACCTTGAAGCTCTGTGGAGAGCCTTCGGCTTTACTACGTGGATGGTGGGAGGTTTGACTTCGTAGAAAGACATGTAGGCAGAACCTACAAAGGCTCCGACCGGATTTGCACGGTTGATGATGTCGCCTGTACTTCCGATGACGGCTTCGAAGATTTTATACGCAACTGTTAGTACCAGATCGCTTCCTGCTGTGTTTCGCCATTGTGTCACAGAACCAGGATTTATCCAACCTGCGGATTGAAGGGAAAACGTATGCAGAACGTCCCGGTGCCATTCTGTAAGAGCAACAGTTTGATATCTTCGAGTGGTCTGGGTAGGGAAGGGACAGTCACCGTTTACATCATCGTCAATGAAGGTGAAGATCTGATCTTCAGCTGCCCACTCTAGTGACTGAAATGAGGGACGGAAAACAAACATGGCACCTGTGATGGCATCTGCCGAGCCACGATTTGAATCAAGTAGAAGATCCGATGACGAAGGCATAAAGAACGTCTGAGAGCTGCCAGGGGCAAAACTGATTGCGTCAATAAAGTGCTCTTCGCTTGTAGCCGGTGCGTTTACGATAGCCCTCACAGAAGCGTATCGTGCCTCAGTGGGTGCTATAGCTGTAATGAAGGCCTTTGTGTAACTGCCCGACACATCAGTAACACTGCTGCCGAGATCAAGAGTTAGGAAGTTTCCGTTGGCATCAAACCACGCAATTGAGGCGAAACAAGTACGGCTTGTCACCGCAGTACGAAAGTGGATGATTCCAGTGTATGTACGACCCGCCTTGACTCGGAGGCCCGATAACCCCTCGGACGTAGCCGCATCCATTTCAGCTTCGACACCGCTCGTACAGGTCAGGCGAAGTACGTTCGCTCCATTCACCGCGAGGCCATCTGCGACTCTCGCAATGGTAGAGTTGAACTGTGCAATCCAACCAGTTGTGTCAGTCTCAAGGCTGGCTTGATTCGCAGTGAGCCACTGTCCACGCCATGTCCCATCGAAGGTACATGCCCAGCGCTGCAGTGTACATCCGGAGCCTAAAACCTGACCTCCGATAGCATCCCATTCCTGACCACCTCCATTTTCAATTGCCCAGTTGACAAGGCCGGTCCCTTCTCGGAAGAGACCCATCGTCATAACGAGGTCACCAGCGAGCATCGATGCAGGAGGAGTCAGGGTAACGGTTTCTGCACTTAGTGAACCATTATCTGCAGGGTTCACTGTGAGACCGAAGAACGACGTTGCTCCTGTCGGTGGGGGCGGTGGTGGTACGGTTCCTGCGACCGTCCAATCGACATACTTGATTGTGCCGCTGCCTTCACCGCCGCCACCATCGTTGATGAAGACGGCCATGACGAGTGCACCGCCGTTAGCAACCGAGTGCTGGAACACATTGCTAATGATCGCATCGACCGACACTACTGCATCGAACTTCTGCACGTCAGTTCCGTATGCTGCGCCGTCCTGACTTATGTCGTACCACAAGTTGAGGTTTGTGAGGTCGGAGTAGGCGGCATGGATGTCAACATCCCAGACAGCGATGGACGCGGTCGGAGCGCCCGACCCCGCTCGGTTGTTCGGAATACTGACGTCTGAGATCTGGCGCTCAGTCTGAAGTACCCCTCCTATGATCCGACGCTCCCACATTGCGTTGCTGCGTCGGTAGAACGCAACGATGACTTCGACGCCGTTGTCATCGAAGTAGTACGCCTGCGGGACCGCCTTCTCCGAAGGAGCCGTTCCGGTCGCATTGAATTGCGTCCTACCAGAGAGCGAGCCGCCACTCGTAAGCGTTTTGTAGTAGAGCAGGTCGTTCGTGTCGTCGTGGTAGATGATGTACGCGAGGTCGCTCGCTCCTATCACCACGATGGCCGACGACCAGTATATAGACGCAGTCGTGTCGAGGATGGTCTCAGCGGACCACACACCGCCGGTGTCGCGCACGCGATACCCTTGTCGGCTGAAGCCACCCGACGGATCGGTCGTGTACGTGCAGACGATCGAGCCGTCCGAGCGAACGCCGAGCGAGACGTCCTGGTCAGTCGGGCTCACCGACGCCGTGTGGATCACCTGGGCACTGACACCCCAGGTATCTGGTGACCCGTGGTCGGACGTTCTGAACGTGTGGTACCTAACGGTGCCGCTCCCGGTGAAAGTAGTGATGTGCAGCGTGTTCCCGACCTGCTCCATGTCACCGGCCTCGAAGTCGTCAACGGGCGGTCTGTTCGCTTCGTCCATGATGGTCCACTGCTTGCCCCCGTCCGTAGACTTGAGCATCGCTATCTCATCTGCGACACCCATCGTGCCATACTCTCCGAGGTAATACAGGTTGCCGTTCGTGTCCTTGTATGGTCCCAGGCGTTTCGGGGTCTCGCACATAGACCCGCCGATGAGCCCATCGGGCACATTCAGCGTGATGAGCGGAATCACGTACGTCCCTGCGAACACAGTTCCGCCTGATTCAACAATCCGGTACTCGAATGTGTCACCATCCACGTTGCGGCCACGTATCGTACCGTTGTTCCACATCACGCGTATCCGGATAGTCCACTCGTATTCAGTGTGCTGGTTGTTGATTGTGACTGCTGGTGTCAAGTTGTCCTCAAGCCCTACTCCTGCGGTGAACGCCAATCCAGATCCAACGAGCAGGTTCGTGGTTGCGTCGTTGTCGACGTACAACGCCGAGGCGACGATCTCGGTGGTGCCCATCGATGTCGGAGGTACGACCGCATTGACCGGCACGTCGGTCCAGGTCCCACCATTTCGGCGGTACTGAAGCTTGAACGTCTTCGAACCTTCATTTATTGTCGATGCAACTTCAAACCGGATACGGAAGAGTTTCTCAGCGTCAATGGTTACATTTGTATCGAGTGCTCCTGCCCAGCCAGCATCAACGTTCAGACCTTGAGTGTCGTCTGAACGCACACGGAAATGTGGTTGGTCAAGAGCCATAGTGGTCCCTTACATCATCCGTCGAACAGCTTCGTATTGGACGTATTGTAGATGGCAGGATCGCCTGCGACCAACTCAACGATCCACAGGGCCGCGCCGATGTTATAGTCCCTGTCCACGTTGATGGTTCGACGAGTCGGCTTACACTTGATCCGCCGATCAGAACCAGTTCCCAATCGGTAGTCCAAGTCTAAGTCGGTACCCTGGTTATCAAACGCTGTCCGCCAGGAGTTGATGAGTGCCTCCAGATCGTTTGGACTGCCACTGGTTGGGATGATATCACCATTGATGATGACGTGGCGCTCTGCATAGAAGGCGGCAAACGTGAAGGACCCGTCTGCCGCAACCTTCGGACGAACATCTGCTTTCGCCTCAGGAGGCTCTAGGCCCGTAATCGACAGAACTCCAATCTGAAGGTCGGCCCCGAAGACGAGACCGTTATACGACAGCTCCCAAGGGTTTAGTGGCATCTCACATCCATTGTGCCGACCTTATGACCCAGTCAACCTCACGCATCAAGTCTTTGTTGTCTATGTTCGCCTTGTTAGGTGTGACGGTGACGTTGATGTTAGGCCTATCTGGAGACGGCCCCGGATTTCCACCACCGGTGTTACTACCACCGCCACCTCCTCCGCGTTTAGGAATGTGACGCCCGTGACCCCCACCGACAGGAGCGGCATTGACAGCTTCATTGAAGGCTCGCTGTGCTCCAGCCGCAGCAGCTAGCTTCTGAGCCATTAGTGATGCCTGCTCTGCATATGCATTAGCAGGGGAAATCAGGTTCTTGAGAGGTCCGAGAGTTTCATTGAGAGAGCGGTTCAGAGCTTTCTGAGCCAGAACATGAGCTCGGACCTTCTGCGCCATGTCCTCTGCTCTTTCTGCTGCTGCTTGTTCAGGTGTTGCCAGGTTCCTGAGTACGCCGAGATGCTCACCTTGTAGTCTATTCAGGATCTTTATAGCACCATTTAGATCACCCACGGCTGCTAGGTTCAGAACCTGCTTCAGGGTCAGATCACTTACGTGGCCTCTGAGGAGCTCGACTCCCCTGGCCTCTCGCATGAGCACCTCTGTCTGCTTCCTATTGAGACCAGTGTTCCATATCAGAGTCTGACCGAACGTTCGTAGTCTGTCATCCCCCTCAGCTATCCCGTCAGCCCAGTCAAATAGATTCTGTCGTTGTCGATCGAGGTGTTCTGCGTTTCGGTCGAAGGCGTCTTCGATGCCCTGCATCTCGCCCTTCCAACGAGCATATTCAGGAAACTCCCAGAACTTGAGTCGATCCCAGAAGGAGAGCTCCTGAAGTCGGTTGTTGAGTGTGTTGAACCTTTCTGTCGCTTTGGTTATCGCTTGCTCACTTCCGGTCTTTAGCATCTGGAAGAACGCCTGGCCCTTCTCCCGTCCCTCACGGAAGGCGTTCACGACTTCGAGTATGCCAAGCGCGAGTGCTACCCAACCGAGCCTCCTGAGTACCATCCCCAGACCAGACATAATACCCTTGAAGGTGAGAGCTGCAGTTCCCACTGTTTGAAAACTGACAACAAGGTTGATAAGGCGAGCACCAACGTTGATGGCAAGCGTCCTACCCAGAGTCACAAGGGCAACCGTAAGCGCTGCAATTGCAAGAAGCGCAACATGTTTGATTGTACCCCAGTTACGAATCCACCAGTCTTTGAGCTCATCCCAGTGAGTGAAGATCAGGATGGCTGCACCAATAAGTGCAGCTGCTATGAGACCTCCAGCGAGACCGAGGCCTCCAAGGATCTTGATGAAGCCAAGTACACCGATGCCTGCGAACTTGAGTAGCGAGGCAAATAGGAGTATGCCTCCACCGATCTTGGCAATCGCTCCGAAGAACACAGCGAGTGCTCCGACAGCAAGAAGGATCTTGACTATCAATTCCTTGGTACCCTGATCCCACCCATCGATCCAGTCGAGTACACGCTTTCCGACCTTGACAAGGTCAAGGATCACGGGAAGGAAGAGGTTTCGTAGGTCACGACGCAATGAGTCCCACTTGTTCCGGAGTATCTCGATCTGAACTGCGGGAGTCTTGCGCATGATGTCCCAGGCGCCCTTGAAGTAACCTACGAGGTCCTTTCGTGTCAGGGCATCGATGTTATGAGTCAGCGCCTTGAACTGAGGAACGGCTAGCCTGAAGAACCTGTTTGCCTGAATTGAACCCGCACCGAACATATCCTCGAATGCGTCAACCTGTTCCTGAGTCGTCATGTCCTTCATTGCCAGACCCATGTCTGTAATAATGTCACCGAGTTGTCGGAAGTTGCCAGTTGCCTTGTCGAAGGTTTGTACACCAAGGACTTTTTGAACATCCTGGTAGTGCCTTGACAGTTGGTCAAGTGCCCTCGAGACAGAGATAGTTGCCTGAGCCTGAGTTCTGCCTCGCTTAGTTAGGAAGTCGACTGCACCAGCCGTAGTCTGTAAGGACTGGTCCATTGACTTAGCTGCAGAGACGACGTTGCCCCAGGCCGAGATCAGCTCTTCAAATGTACCGGTCGACTGCTGCACCTGCTTGAACAGAAGGTCCAAGATGTTCCGTGTGTCATCGGCCTCCAGACCGAAGGCGTTCATGATCTGGATGACGCCCCGGGTAGTGGTACGAACATCAGTTCCACCTGCTGTTGCCGCTTTCGAGAAGAGCTCTACCATGCTGATGGCGTCTTTGTAGTTGACCTCTACGCTCGAGAAGATGTCGAACAGACCTTCGGCTACCTCAGTCGAGGAGACTGCAACATCTCCCATGACGTCATTAGCAGCTTCTTGGAACTTCCTCAGTTGTGTCTCACCGAGTCGTGCCTGTGTTTGCACAAGACTCATGCTCTTGTCGAACTCGATGCCTAACCGAGCGGTGTCCCCTACAGCATCGAAGATGGCCATGCCGAACCTTGTGAGCATGCCGCCTGCTTTTTGCAACGCAAGGCCGAGAGCAAAGACCTGGTAACCGGCAAAGCGACTTTGGGTCCCTACGGCCCCAACCGCGTTACCAACGCCTTGGATAGCCTGAGAGGCCTGGTCACGTGCCTGAATGACCAGAAGCCACTCCCTCATGCCCATAGGCATGTTACGAAGCCTCCTCGCTAACGCGTCGCATAGGCAGCTGCCTTCTTCTTTGCTCTAGCAGCACTTTCTTCTCGCTCCATCTGCATCTTCTGGGCCATCTGTTGAGCCTCTGCAACTATCTGCAGTCGCCTGACCCAAAGCGGGTCTTGATCGAAAAGCCCTCCAGCAGCCGGCAAGATGTTCATCGTTAGGCACATTCCTGCGACCTCGATGATTGTAGCTATGTCTGGGTCTTCGATCCGTTTTCCGTGTCCGAGGGCAAGCCAGACTTGACGGGTAAAGGGGTCTCATCATCCGGCAGGTTCAGTTCAGTGATGTACCCTTCAATCTCCAAGGCGATCTTCGGATCGAGTTTGCTGATGTCATTACGGTCCATCAGGTTGAGCTTACGACCCCCATCGTCTTCAAGGTTGTGCTCGATGACCATGTGAGAGAACTCGTACACGCGAACCTCTTCCTGCGACAGGTCGAGCTTCATGTCAATCGAGTCGGAGTCCCTCTTGAAAGGAGCAGTAACTCCCATCCCAAGGTTCCGACGCGCAAGCATCTCTCCATAGTTGAGCTTCCGGAGTACAACGTACCCCTCCGGAAGCTCTTTGAGGTTGAACTTCTGGCCCTGCTTACTTGCAGTTGCTTTTGGCATGCCCCTCTCCTTTCTGCATGCCCACCAGTATCACGTGATGCTGATTGCAGTCTTGACAACGATCGTGTAAGCGTCTGTTACCAAGGCAATGCTGTGCATGTTGATCGATGCACGAAGGATGTCACCGAAGCCCGACAGCGACACAGGGTACGTGTCAACGACACAGTTGTTCAGTTTGATCGACACTTCATCGCTGGATGCGTTGTTACTTCCCAAGACCTCCAGGACCTGGATGGTCTGGTTCTTGTAGACGTTGTAGTCAGTCGCGTTGTCGAAGTCCATGTCGTACGATGCAGTAACCTCTCGCTCACCCCAAGTAATGTAGGCAGCTCCACGAGTCCCATTCAAACGGTTCGCTGCAGTTCCGTTGTCATTGATCGTGATATTGAATGTGTCAACGTCGGGGCGTGGCGTCGCATCTGGGAACTCCAGAATGACCTTCCCAGGTGCATATGGAGTCGACGTAGGCCAAGTCGGAGTCAGCGTGGATTGCACAGCCTCATCGGACCCGACCACTGAGAACGTCCCGATCATGACGCCACTATCGACGGTGAACACCATCTGGGTGACAGAGCACCCAACGTAGCCGAATACAACACCGCTTCGCTGGCAGGAGATCGACAGTGTCTTCCGAACCGTAGCACCTGCACCTGTCGATGTCTTCGCAACACCAACCGGAGTGAAGGTGTACGTATACGGACCTGCACCTGTCTTGACGATTGCCACTCGAGCTGAATACAGCCAACGTAGGAGTTGGTCTGCCGTCAGCTCGAACTCAACATCGCCCTCGACGTGCTTGTAACCCTGCAGAGCACCTGTTCGGTCAGCTGTTCCTCGAATGTTCAGCCGGTAGTACTTGTCCTCCATGAGCTCCAGAGTCTCACTCCGAAGAGGAATGAAGTCGGTCGGGGCGAGATAGGTGTTTTGGGTCGTCTCGAAGGCAACACCAACTACACCTTGACCAGCAACCTCAAGGGTCAACTTGTCTCACCCCCCTCCGCCACTTCGGCCGTAACAACAACTGGTGCCACGTACGCTTCTTCGACCGGTTCAGGATAGACGTAACCGGGCATCTCGGTGTTCAGCTCTGTCTCAGGTTGACTTGACTTCTCGACGGTAATGCCGTGAGCATTCTTGAGGAACTCCGCCTGCTCGTCGCTAAGTTCAGCGACAACGTGGGTCTTGTTCTTGATCAGGCCCACAGGGGGCACCTCAAAGAGTACATCGTCCATGGCGTCTGGTCTGTCTAGGCTCACTTTGTACTTGCCCACTAACCTTCACCCCCTTCTAGAACCCCTCACGACTGAGGCCGTCCCACGTGAGCCTGGTTGCACGTATCATCTCACTTTCCCGGAATCTTACTCCGGGGTCGATATTACTGACGTATCCGAAGATGACAAGACCACCGAGAGTGAGGTCCTCATGAAGCTTCGCCTCTACTAGCTCGGACAACTCTTCGGACTCCTTCTTGTTGATCTCAGTCGACTGAATCTTGCCGTGTTCCAGCATCATCAGGACTGTGAATTGGATCTCGAACCGGTGTGTTGAGTTCCCGCCTCGGGCCTTGCGACCTGACTCTACAGAGATTGCAGGGAACTCGGGGATCAACTGTTGGAAGCCGTAGAAGACACCCTTGATAGTGAGCTCGTCTGCTGACTCGGTGAGGATATCGACGATACGCTGCGTGATGACTGGCGCTCGCCATTCGAGGGTTCCTATCTGCACTAAGACCACTCCGGACCGCTGATGAAGTCAAGGAACAACTCCCCCATCTCATCCTGAGCAGCTTCGGAAATGTAGGTGTAGTCACGTTGAGGCATCTTGGAAGTTCCTTCGACGTGGTAGCCTCCGTAGCCTGTGGGGTCTTGAAGAACGGCAACGACGTCTTGTCCGCTTCCGCCGATAGCCCAGCTATTGGGATCGACAGCTCCTTTTCGAAGAGCGCCTGTCCGCTGTAGGATCTTCACAGCACTAGCGAACCCTGAGAAGATACGATCCTGGAACTCTGAAGTACCTTCTCGGAAGCTCTCTGTGCCTCCTACGCCTCCGATGTCACCCATGACACGGGTTCGAATTGTCCCCGGGGCTAGTGGAGTCCAGTGGCTTGGGCGACCCTCTACTTCAAAGTTCAGGTCGATCTCAGTCGCTGCGATCTCAGTTGCTTCTCGCATCGGCTCTTCAAGTTGCTGAGCCCTCTCTGCCGCAGAGAAGAAGGCCTGAGCAACGATTGCCGGCTGAGGAATCCAGACGACTTCGATGCCAAGCCTGATAGGCACTTAGAACACCTCGTCCATGTTGAAGAACCTCAGAGGGTCACCTTCCTCGACACCGACTAGTAAGGAGCCTGTCTCGACAACTGTGGTGTCATTAGGCCAGAAGTCTCCTTCGCCAAAGGTCAGTTCGCTTACGAGGTCATCACCGGTAGTAGGATCGATGAGGCTAGCATTCCCTGAGCGCAATGCATCTAGAAGACGCATTGCACGATCTTCTAGACCCTGAGCGAAGGTACTCGGAGTCATTGTCTCCTCCGAGTACCTTCGCTGGTACCTGTACGCTGCCATCAGAAGGCTGACGATGGTTCTCACTAGGTCAGGTACAGCCTCTGCTGGAGGCACAAGTGGGTCTGTAGTTGTCCAGAGAAGGACGTGGTCTGGATAGAGATCGATCAAAGCTGCCTTGGTGATTGTTTCGGCCTCTGAGCGCTCCGGCTCCGCGTCCTCTTCATTTTCGAAGCGGATCTTGGTTCCGTCGAGCCAGCTATTGGCATCGGAGTAGAGCGCTAGAGTCATTAGGAACTACCCCCCGCTGACTTTGAAGGGCCAACCTTCGGAGCCTCTTCGACCTTCGGGGGCTCCGGTTCTGGCTCAGGAGCAGCCTCCGGCTCAGGAACAGTAACAGCTGCTCCCTCGCCTTCGATTGCTCCAGCTGCCTTCAAGGAGGCAATCGTCTCAGCGTCCAGCCCTTCGGGGATCTCCTCCCCAGGCTGGACCGACTTGCCACCTCCCAGAAGGATCACAATTGCTGCCTTCATCAGCTCCCCTCTCAGGCTAGGACCTTAGCAGCCCTAAGAGCTGCCAGGATGGTGTTCAGCTTTGCCTTGATCTCGTTGATCAGAGTCTGTTCTGCCGCACCGTATGTAGCATCTGCATCTGCAGTAGTGATTGTAGCGATAGACAGACTGAAGGTGGCCTGCTCCCGCGGACGCAAGAGGCCGTAGTAGATGTGCCGATTCGCTCCCCCGAACCCAGCTGCATTCAAAGCTGAGAGGGCGGAGTTGAGCTTGGCCTTCAACTCGTTGATGAGATCTGCCTCAGGCTGACCGTATACTGCATCTGTGTCAGCAGTAGCAGCCGCAGTAACGTTCGCCTGCAGGAGTCTGCCTGACTTAGAACCCCAGACAGACCCCTGCTTGACGACCGTCCCGTTGATGATGTTAGCAGAGCGAAGGGCAGTCAACATGGAGTTGATCTTACCCTTCATGCTGTTCACCAGAGTGGACTCAGCAGCAGCCCAAGCTCCTGTGGCGTCCGTGTTTGCTTCGTCAGTCACATTGGTCTGATAGAATTGGAACTTTCGGTGCCCGAAGATGACAGGAGCTGCCATAGGATCATCCCCCTTATGTCAAGAGGTCCTTGAGCAGGTATCCTGCGCCGTTCGAGTCACCAGTGCCGTCGACGACAATGAGCTTGACATCGTAGCGGCGACGCACTCGGACAACATCCGAGGCTCGCCTCTCCTCGCGCCAACGCTCTGTGGCCATCACTGAGCCACCAGCACGCGAGTAACCCCACACGAACTCGTAACCGTACGCCGGGACCTTGCGGCCAGGACGTGGGGGAACGTAGGCAAGGACCATGTCGTCCAGCCAGAGGTACCCGAACGTCTCAGCCTGTCCGTAGACGCTGGTCACGACTCCAGCGCCTGCGCGCCGGAACTGCGGGATGCCAAGAACCTGCGAGATGAGATCGTCGTTGGCAATGCCAAGCTGTGAGTGCTTGATCCGCTCGATGAAGTCCGGGTGATCCTCGAGTGCCACTGCGGTGCTGTAACCCACGAGGGCAGTGTTCGGATCACGGAACAGCGCGTTGTGAATCGCCGTACGTCCAGTCTTCACGTCTGCGATCGGGTCGGACGTAGTGTAGTTGTTCCACTTGTTCGCTGGAGTTGCTGTGAAGCCAGATGCGTAGTTGGCTGTAGTGGTTGCGATGTCGACCATGATCTTCTCACGGTTCAAGAGAATCGTGTTGGTCACACGCTCGGTTGCGTCCATCGCGGGCTGAAGAGGCTGGTCTGCATTCTCGACCTCCTCATCAGGCACGACATCTTCGAGAGCGTGCTCTTCGGCGAAGTAGCCGTCACGTGAGAGAGTCATCGGTGGGAGCTCGTTGGCCTCCGACCCCGGAGCCCGGATGTCGTCAGTCACGCGCCCCCAGAGGTCGCGGTTGTACACGTAGTACCTGTCGGACTGCTTAGCAACTCCGACCTGTGGGAAGAGCATGCTCGCCACGAACTGGTCGGGGTTGTCGAAGCCAACGGAAATGTCCGTCAGCATCGAGTCCAGGTGGAGCAGTTGAGGATCTCCGTATGCCATTCTACTCCACCTCCCTTATGCCTTAGCCAACGTGAACACGTATGGCAGAAGCAGAACCGGGATCCAGTCACCCGCGTTAGCTGCAGCCTTGAGAGCCTTGCCCATTGCGAACTGCGTTGCAACACATGTCTGTGCGCGTCCGTTAGTCGACGGAGCAACGAAGTCGAAACGTGTGATTGCAGCAGCAGCCTCAACCCAGGCCACACCAAGCACCTGGACTGCGGTTGCCTTACCTGCAGCGAACTCGGAGGCTGAGATGTCAACCTTCGCAACCCCGATCGCCTGGTCTGTCACTGCCGTAACAGCAGCTACCGCCTGGTCACCTGACAGCTTCACGAAGCGAAGCTTGGTGATGGCAGTGGTCGCCTGATACGGGAGTTCCAGGACTCCTGTGTCTGCACCGGCCAACTATCTCACCCCCCTGCTTCCACTTCGATCCGCTGAGTTGCCTTACGGTACCCCTCAGCAAGCTGAGGGTTCTTCTTGGCCGTCTCCCTGACTGCCTCTTCAAGAGACATGTCCGGGTTCTCCTTACGGACTGCGGCGAGAGCCACGGTGAACTCTTCTCCCTCATCCCCAAGGACAACGGCCGCGGAGCCGATTTCCTGAGACATCACGAAACCGACCTCGAGAAGACCATCGATGAACTCGTCGAACTTCTTCCGCCCACTGGGCGGCAGAGTCCCACGGACCTCGGTGATCAGCTCGTCAAGAGCCGGAGGAATACCTCCGAAGTCGCCGCCACGGTGCCAGTCACCCAGCCTGTGGCTAAGCTGCTCTTGGGCCAGAGCCTTCTTGGTCTCCTCGAGGATCTTGTACTCCTCGGGGAACTGCTTCTGCATCTGGCGCATCCTCTGACCCTCTGGGGGTCGGATGGACTTCGCCTTCTCAAGCAGGTCCTCCTTCGAGCTCTCCTTCGGCAGGCCAAAGGCCTCAGTCAGTTCGGAGAACGTCACGACGTCCTCCCGCTCCTTGGGAGCAGGTGGATCGCCGGGCTTCGGAGCAGGTTCCGTGAACTTCTTCGTCATCTCGTCCAGGATCTGCTCTTCGGTCGCGTCCTCCTTCAGACCGAGCCTTTCGGCAAGCTTCTTGAGAAACTCTTCCATGTCACCTCCTTACGATAGACAGGATCCGCCGGGCAGTGAGTTCGTCCATGAACTCGTCCGCCTTCACTGTTGCCGGCAGACAGGATGTGAAGCCTTTGCGCTTGGCGATTGAAATGATCTTGGATCGAACGGCACCCCTGTTCTGTTTTGTCAATCCCAGAGCGTGGAAAGCAGCCTTCACGTCCTCGCACTTCTGGATCGGGAAGGATGTTCCTGCTCCGGCGAAGTCGCTGCTTGGCATCTTCTTGCGAGCGCTGACTGGAATGTCTCTGAACTCTCTGATACTGAGTTCAACTGGGTCAATGTATTCTGGATTGCTCTCTTCCATGAGGGCGTGTGCGAACATCTCCTTGTGCATTGGCTTGAAGAAGTCACTTGTCCAGTCAGCGCCGATCTTGCCATCGACGACCATGCAGCTATTTGAGTTTGGTTGGAAGAAGGCACAGTTCGCGCATCGATACATTGAGTCCTGAGCCATTCTGTATCGAGCATCCTCAGGGTCGTATTTGCCTTCAGGTTGTTCGAATGCGCCGTCGTCGAGTTCTGCAAAGTTGATTGGAGACAAACCCTTCATGAAGGGACGGTTTGTGAGTGCAGCTCCGAAGAGGACGTCTTCGTAACACGACCCCTGAGCATCGCACCAGTCGTCATCGTACTCGATCGACATGTACTTCCACGCGCCGTCCTTTACTTCCTTCAAGGCCTCGCCGGTCCATGATACCTGTCCCCACAGGCCATCACTGCGCTGGTCAAGACTGATTAGCCAACCAGCTGCTTTTGTTCCTTTGGCCTGATCATGCTTGTGGGCGTAATCGATGTCCAGCATGATGCCTCGAACGTTCTTCCGGAAGTTCTTCACGAAGTTGCTGATCTTGTCCTTGGTCATGTTGATCTGACCAAAGACAGGATGGTCGAAGCTGCCGTAGCGGAGAAGGTGAACCCAGGTCTTTTTGTCCTCTGCTAGTCCGATGTCAGCTAGGTCAATGACGAACCCCATATGACCATCGCTCATGACCGCAGAGTTGCAAATCGCGTAAGCAGCCGACTGCCTCTTCTTCTCGTCCGGCCACTTCGTCTTGTTGGCAGGCTTCGCCATGAAGCTCTGCACGCAGGATTCTACCTTAGGTGGCATCTACACCTCCTTCCGATCCCGCGTCCAACCTGCCGTTGAAGGAGTAGTTCGAGACCATACTGGGAGGTTGGTAAAGGTCTCGGCAAGATGACCGACCCTACAGTCCACGTTGGTTCCAGCACCAACAGCTGTAATGACTGCAGGGCGAACCTTGCCCGCAGTAGTGCGGACGCTCACATGCCGATTTACCTTTCGGGCATCTAGTGGCATCTCTGTCTCCTAGTATAGCTGAAACGTCCCATCGAAAGCAAACGGGGTCAGCTAGATGTCAGTAATTTCGAAGAACCCGTGCATGACCACGTCTCGCTTGTTGGCTTTGATCACGTCTAGGTGGAAGTAGTGGACTGCTGGGGCGGCGAGGTGAGTGGAGGAACATTGGATAGTGACCTCCGAGTACTTGTCCCCCACCCCCGTGCCGTCATCTATTATCACGATCGTTCCGGCTGCCTTAGTGTAGGTAAAGAGTGCGCTACCATCAGGGTCAGACAGTTTGGCCTTGACATAGAACTCGACTTCAGGGTTACCGTCCAACAAGTAAGGATTAGTTCCGCCTCCAGGGATCTTCTTCTTCAGTCGAATAGTCAACAGTGGGTCACTATCCTCCTTCACAACTATGCGGGTACTCATCTCACCCCCCTTCTTCCGGCTCTATGGGTTGGTAGACATCGTCGCTGGATGTGGTCTCAAGAATGTCCACGACAGCCGTATAGGTGTAGTCGTCTACAATCGCTTCGAACGGACCCCAAGGCTGTGGCGGAGTTGGAGGCCCTGAAAGCACAATGAAGGCCGATACATCGTGCGACCCTGAGGAGTGATCCTCGATGGTTGTCCGCGATGGGAACAGTGCCTCTACGCTCCCTTGGAACGTAGAGTACCCAGCAGCCACTAGACCCTCAATTGTCTCAAACTGAGTGAGGGTCGAAGTGTCATCGACAACAACGTTGATGGACTCTGTAACACTGACGTTGATTGTCGCAAAGATGTAAGCAACGTCCTGTACCGCCGCGACGCTGTAGTCCTCAATCGTCAGCACAGACGGCTGGAAGGCTTCGACGGTCCCGTAGAAGACGCTGTAGTTAGCCGCTACGAGACCAACGATGCCCTCAAACTGCTGTAC